AATAGGTTTTATTTGTCCAAACTCTGAGTAAGAGGAAACAATCGCTTCGACATTTCCAACGCGAGGATTATTTTCTAGAGGGCTAAGACTTTCAATTGGAACCGCAAGAGATAGGAGGGATTTATGTATATTAGATTTCATACTTGCACCCGAACATTGGCATTCAGTGTCCTCATTGCATCCATGGATGCCCTAATAGAAAGGAGTGCTTCCCTTTTTGTTTTCATCAATGCTTCAGCAATCTTAAATTCATAATTCAATTCATCCATTTTATAATCAGCCCAAGCTTCTCTTTCTTTGATTGAACCCTTGGCTGAAAGGTATTCTTTGGCCCAGTTTGATTTATATGAGGATTCTTTTTTTGCTGCATCCACAGCTAAAACCTCAAAGGCTTCTGTTTCGCTTTCCAGTAAATCCATAAAACGCAATAGTTCTTGTTCAATTTCTACTTGGCTAATTGGGCTATTTCTCATTTAATCCTCTTTCTTCAGTACTCCCCAATCTACTTTCTCCAAAGCAGATAAATTGACATCTGGCCATTTATGTTCAGAAAGACCTAGATATGAAAGGCCCATCTGTTCCAATATCCACGCATCGCACTTATCGTCCGCCCCCGGATTTCCCCAGACTATTCCTGTTCGGGCGGATATGGCTGAAATTACTTCATTTTTCGAAGCATTACCACGCCCTGTAGCAAATTTGGCTCGACATGTAGGTGGTATCTCTATGTACGGTTTGTCTATTTTTTTTATCGCAACCCGAACAACCCCTCCGAGTTCGCCTATAGAAAAAGCTTGACCACTTCGTGACGCAAAAGAATAGCCTTCTATTAAAACAATATCAACATTTAAATTTAAAATAGTTTTTATTATGTTTTCAGAAATTTCAATTAGTCTTTCAACTCCGGTGAGTTTGGAAGCAATGACGCCATTTACATCTCCGCAAGAATAGCCAGTAGATGTTAGGGATAAATCAAGACCCATTAAGTTGAATTTGTGCACAAAGCACATACTAGTGTTTTCGCTAAAGCAAAAACCCACCAAACATCCAGCATGCTTGGTGGGTCAATCTAAAAGTAGTGCCCAAAATCGGGGACTGCTTTTCAGAATTTATTGCCGCAAAATGCTGGATTTAGGACCACCGCCTTTCTTCCTCTGAAGGTTGATGTCGGCTGGAAATCAAATCATAACATTTAATTAAAAAGAAGTTTAGTAAAGTAATTTTTTTTAAAAAAGATATCCCATTACACGCAAAAGCCGAGTGGATGACCCACTCGACCCTTGCGCCTATAACGGCCCTAAGGTATTATTAGTTTACTATTTAGACAAATACTAAAAGTGTAAAGATATTAATTTTTAATTTATAGACCAAGACCTCTTTTGGCTAAACCTAAATCAAAAGCCAATTGTGGATTATTGCCAATTCTTATATGACAAGGCCTACAAACCGCAAGCACATTGTTCTCATCCAATATTGAACCGCCCTGAGAGCGCCGGACAATTTCATGAACGTCCCTGCTGAGGTGTTGATTAAATGTGGTTTTCCCATCATGCTTAGCAAACAGTTTGCAGGCTTCACAAAGAAAACGTTCTTTTAATATTTTTTCCACAAACGGACGACGCTTTTCGTAAAGCAATTCTTTTTTAACACTACGTTTACGTAAAGGTTTTCTTTTTTTAGGGGGTTTTGGGTTTTTTTGCAAGCCAAGACCTTTCCTGTAAGGACGAGTTAATTATTAAAGTGTATCAATACCGACATCATCAAATAACCACTTATTCTCCAAAAGCGCCCATAGGGCTCGGTCTACTGCTGTGTCCTCTAGGTCAAATTCTCTGAGTAGTGACCTATGGGCAGAAATGCCTCGCTTTAGAAAATCAACTTCTTGCCAACCATCGCTGACCACCATTTCTTTGCCGGTCTCTATCATGACGGTGACCTCATCAAGACGTCTGTCAACATGAAATTTAAATCTTTTAATTTTCGTCAATCTTCCGGCATATGCAGATTTGGCTTCTGCTGCAAGACGTCGACCAGCAGGGCCCATTGATTCATATCTGGTTTTATCAATTTCGGCATCTTCCTCGATTGACTCAATTTGGTCCTGAATATTGTCGGAAAGAGCAACTAGGGCTGTTTGCCACCTACCCCAGTTGTCATTGTTTAGTAGCTCTTTTTTATGTAAAGGCGAAATTTTGTTTTTAACATCTTCTGCAACTATCCTTGCAAACGAATCATCATTCATCATTTTGTACCACTCCATGCTGGACATATTTTTTTATAACTGCAAAAATTACATAAATACGATTTACGAGCTTCAAAAAATCCCGAAGCACAACTCTCATCAACCATGTTTTTACTTTCCTGTATGTACTCCACGACTCTTTGGAAATCTCTATCTGTGACTTTTTTTTCTAACTTTACCCCGTCCTTCAAATAAAGCAGTTCTATTTTGTCAACATCGCCAACCCCCAGCGATGACAGTAGTTTTGCGTAAATCAAAAGCTGTAAGAACTTCTCTTCTAAATCCAATTTGGGGGTTTTGCCTGTTTTGTAGTCACTAACAGTAAGCATTGTTGTGTTTTCTGAATAGCTATATCTATCGATGAAGCCACGTAGCATTACGCCCGCAACTTCTCCATTCAACTCATACTCAATACCAACTGGAGATACTTTTTCCGGGTTCTCCAGTCGCCAAAGATTCTCAACACACCACCATGCCGACCAGCGAAATTGTTTGATTTCTTTTTCTGTAAAAATCACTTTTGAAGTTTCTTCACTCCACTTGGATTCCCACATGTCTTTTGCTATCGCTCTAGCTGAAAATATTGTTCTAAGTTGAGGCTCTAACTTATAAAACTCCTCAAGGACATCGTGCACAAAATTTCCAAGAACCGCCCAGTGGTTTGACGGGTCTGGAATTAAATCAATTTTATTAAATTTAAATTTTTGTGGACATTGCCTGTAGGTAGACATTGACGATGGCGACAAATAAATTGGCGCAGTTAAATTATTCTCCATCAATTATCGTTCCGCCACCGAACGACAAACGGGTTGCCTCAGTAATTAACCCATCAAGAGCATCTGGAGTAATAGTTTCTTTGCGTGGTTTTGGTTGACCACTAGATGCTTTATCCCAGTAGGCGTTTAACTCAGACTTTTTCTCCGAAGACAAACTCTTTACTATCGACATAAAGTTTTCCCATTTTTGAGAAACCTCAGGGCTTATGTTTTGCTGAGCGGCGATTGTTGACTTATTAACCAAGTCGGCGTCCATTGCATCCTCAATATCCATAGCATCGGCGCTTCTTGCCAAATAAAGACCAACACCAAGTTGTTGGGCAGCTTTCTTGAGGGCGTCAGAAACAGCTCCCTTGAAATCGTTGCCTAGGTCAATTGGTTTACCTGTTGACTTCGCCCTCTTGACTGATTGACCACCAATACCATGCTTATTAACAATTTTGCCATCACCAAAATCTATGGACAAATTAATGTGGGCAATGATTTCGTCATTGTCGTACTGGTCTCTTTCGATTGAAATTACAGTAAAAGACCAGGATTCTGGACCTAATACTTTATTGAGCCTATTGATTACTTCGCTAACAGGAAGGTATACCAAAGACATACCGCTTTTAACCAAAGTTTTTTCCATCTCAACGGGGAATGGTTCGGCAAGTGCCGTCATTAGTGTTTGATTTTTTGTCATTGATTTTCTCCCTTTCTTACTATGATTGTTGTTTTTAGCTGACCTGTTTCACAATACATATCTGCATTGATGCCGATACTGGACAACTCTTTTACGCGCCAATAGGACGGTGCGCAAAAATCTAAAAGCTGGATAGCTATTTCGGATGGAGTTTTAACAACCTCTCCAGTATCCATATCGATTGACATTTTTACTAGTTTATCCACGACAGCCGAACCTAATTTTTTATGTTCCCAAGCTTTTCTGTCATACGCAGTTTTCTTCTCAATCAAGGCGCCTTCTCCTAACGAAATTTCGGTTTCATCGCCAAGTTTCAGCGCAACAAAATGGGTCAACGTGTCATAAACCGTTGCAATATCTCGTTTAGCAAGATTTAATTGCAGCAAACCCTCTGACGCCTCAGTCACTGAAGTATCAGATAAAACATAGGTATCAATTTCTTCGGATAAATTTTTAATTTGTTCACGAAGTTCAACAATTTTTAAAATACTCATTTAGTAATGTTTCCTTTTTAAGTAATTATAAAATTAATAAGTAGTAACGCTAAATCACTATACTGATTTTTCGTCTTTGCGGCAACCCCAATCCAGCTAAATATGTAAAAGCACCCACGGCAGAGTCGACCTGGTCATCATGGTCGCACGCCTCAGGGAATGACGACAATTCGTCAAACCAATCAGTCAGCCATGCCCCACGTAGGACCCTAACGTTTCCATTTGCACATGCGGCGGCAAACGGCCTGGCTCTTGTCACTTTATCCCCAGTGGCTCGCAATGCAGAGAAGTCATACCCTGGCACCACATACCTTGCGTACTGGTCAACAAGGGCTTTACCGCTAGACCCTGGTTCTTGCTCCATTCTTATGGCGACCCCATGTCCGTCCTCATAGGCCGTTTGGGCTATCAATTGTTCAACTTTTTCGCCCCTAACCCTGGCTTTTTTGACATCTAAGACATAGGCAATTCCGTTGTCAAACAGCATCAGGGTTCCCACCGTATAGTCAGGATTGGGGTTCGAATGACTTGGCTCGGTTGCGGCTAGGTCCCAAAACCTAACAGCCCTAGCCGAACTGGCAACTTCGGGGATTTCTGAGGAATCCAAAATAACAAATGAAGTTCTGTCAAACAGCGTCCCAAGGGTCGTACTCCACCAGTCACCCTCTTCTAGTCGCCTTCTTTCAATTGGGTCAAGGGCCTGTAGGGCTAAACGATACGAGTCTGCATCTATGCCTGGGTTGTCTTGAAGCTTGGATGGGACAAAAATTCTGTTTTCCTTCTTCCCCTCCACGATGAATCGCTGTCTAACCCAATTTGGGGCAGGGTTCGATGCGGCCCTCATCCTTAAAGGCACCTCAGAAAGGGGGCCAGAAGCAGGGCGACGTAAGCGGGAGAATAGGTATCTATAGTCGCTTTCCCTGATTTCGGTAACCTCGTCCATTCCTATAAATTGAAATTCTGAACCCTTATATCTAAGGTAGTCGTTGGTGTTATTCAGATAACCAAAAGAGATTCTCGCCCCAGATGGAAAAGTTGCTTGGAAACTATTGTTATTCCAGTGAACGTCATCATAATTTCCTGCCCAGGATTTAAATCTATCCATCAGCGCTCCCGGCAGGGATAGGTCGGCAAATGTACGTCTAAAAAGTATTGCCGAATAGCCAGGGATGTCTACATACTGAAGAGCTGACATCAGTAAAGCCGAAGACTTGCCTCCACCAGCAGCGCCGCCAAAAAGGGCTTCTAGCGAATTCGTTCTTAGAAATACCTTTTGATTTAACGAGGGCTCTTCTGGGCAAAATGGCGGAGATTTGGGCAGTAAGTAATTTAGTACTTCATTCCAATCAGTTGTCATTTTTCCTCAATTATCCAATTTAGTCTTACTCCAGAGCATTGATAATAGGCTAATGTAATTGATGTACCCAAATCTGTAAAGGTTTCAATGAGTTTACCACCAAAACTAAAACCAATTATTAACAGCTTAAAACAAAAACTTGTTGGCATCAAACCAAAGTTAACCAGGACTACCTTCGCCAATTTGCTTATGTTTTCATTTATACTGTTTACCAGTATTGGTGCGGCGCTTATTTTTGTTCCCGCCGGATTGATGGTGGCAGGTATCGCATGTGGCATTTTTGGTTACCTATTGGGCGCTGAGTAAAATATGGCCTGGAACTCAAGTAGTAATAAATCGTTAAATAACGACAAAGTTAAATCTGTTGGTCCTGGTGCTCCCATTGCCTCAAACCCAACCTTTGTAGGAAAAGCCTATAAAGATGGCTGGGATATTGAGCGCGCATACAAGGAGGGGATGCAAAAAATTACATGGGTTGCACGATGCATAGACGCAATTGCTGGAAACCAAGCTCGTTTGCCAATCATTTTACGAACAGATAATTCACCAACCGGCGAAATACTTACTGGCCGTAAAGCCGAAAACGAAAACCTACTTGAAATCCTAAACACAAAATCCAACATCGGAGAAAACGCTTTCATATTTAGGTACCGGCTTTCTTCTCAACTTCTATTGGGGACACGTGGAGTTTTTATAGAAAAAATTCGTGGTCGTGACGGCAGCATAGTTGGCCTCAGTCTTTTGCCACCGCAATCAACAGCACCGATACCAGACCCAAAAACTTTTGTGTCTGGATACGAAGTTCAGATGCCATACGGTCAAAAAATAATAATGAAACCAGACGATGTATGTTGGATAAGAAGACCTCACCCGATAGACCCATATTTGTCACTTACCCCACTTGAATCTTGTGGTATTGCTCTAGAAATAGAGAACCTCGCAAAACTCTACAATCGAAACTATTTAATGAACGATGGTCGACCAGGTGGACTGTTGGTTCTTAAAGGTGAAATTGACGACGACGATAAGGATGAACTGAAAAGCCGTTTTAGGGGAAATATTTCAAGAACTGGATACACGTCGGTAATCTCGTCCGAAGACGGTGTTGATTATATTGACACAAGTGCTTCACCGCGAGATGCGGCATATTTGCAAATGAGACAAATAACGAAAGAAGAAATTCTTGCTTCGTTTGGTGTCCCTGAGTCGGTAATCGGCAACGCAGCTGGAAGAACTTTCTCTAACGCGAGCGAGGAAATTCGTGTTTTCTGGATGGAAACGATGATGCCTCACCTAGAACCTTTAGCTAGAGGTTTGGACGAGTTGGATGAAAAAAATTATGTTGACTTCGATTTATCAGAAGTACCAATTCTCCAACTTTACAAACAGGAGCGAGAGCGATATCTTTTGCAAGAGTTTCAAACTGGACTAATCAGCAACAATGAATATCGCCTTGGTTCTGGCCGAAAAGAAACCGAAAGCGATTTAGCTGACTCTCTGTTGATGAATCCTAACTTAATTCCAATTTCCAACACAAAGAAGAAAATGGAAGACCAGCCAAAAGCCGATATTCCTCAGCCTGGAGCACCTGGTATGCCGCCAATGCCTGGCATGCCTCCCGCCCCCGAAATGCCACCAATGCCCGGAGCGCCAGGCGAACAACCGCTTGACCCCAATACGATGGCTGGCGCTTTGGCTCAAAGCACTATACCTCCAGATGCATTGGGCGCGCCCGCAACAACCGCAGCGCCTGTTCCAGAAGGAGCAGCAAGTGAATCATCTTCGGCAATGATGTACAAATCCGAAGAAGATAATGTAAGTCAAACAATTTCACGTTGGGAAGAAATACTAGATAGAAGTCTTGAGAGGGTTTTAGAAAGACAAGAAAGAGTGGTCTTAGAGAAGGCTGGAAGCAGTAGGGCAAAGAAGGGTTTGCTCAGCGGCACACTAGACATCGATTCACTGATATCCACAGACACATGGGATAGACAGATGGACGACGATATCCAACCCGTTTTGTCTGCCATCATCCAAGATTCTATGGCAATAAAATTTGGAGAAAAAGAAAAGTCAAAGTCCCTTAAAACCAAAAAAGATAATTACCAATCTGATATTCGTGTACAGATTGAGTCTCAAATGAATCGAATTAAGCAAATTAACAAAGAGAACTCTAAAACTATATATAACACGATGATTGCTTGCCTGAATATTCCCGGAGAAGAAGAGCGTGCTGTCGAATTTCGAAAAGCTTTGGTTTCTCTGTACACGAACCTTATGGCAAAACAGGTATTTGAGGTATCCGAAGACGAAACACGTCGTGCATGGAGTTTCGGTCAACAAATTAAGTAGTTTACTAAAACTGTTTAGATAATTTACTAAAACTATTCAAAATACTTGCAATACCTGCAATGATGGCCCTCAAATTTAACTTATTATCTAAATACCCCAAGGAGTCTCATGCCCTCGATGCAGAACGCAGAAATACAATATAAAGCCAATGCGGGCACCTTCAACCTTGATGAAGCTCAGGGTATTGTTGAATGTTTTGTTGCAGGTATTGGGAATAAGGACTCAGTTGGCGATGTCTGTGCGACTGGGGCTTTCGCTAAAAGCCTTTTAAGAAGAAAACCACGTGTCGTTTGGGGGCACAACTGGAATGACCCAATAGGTAAAGTTTTGGACATTTACGAGGTTCCAGCAAGTGACCCCCGTTTGCCAACAAAGATGAAAATGGCGGGTATTGGCGGTCTTTATGCAAAAGTGCAATTCAACCTTCAGTCAGAAAAGGGTCGGGAAGCCTTTGCGAACGTTGCTTTCTTTGGCGAAGAACAAGAGTGGTCAATCGGCTACAAAACACTAAGAGCTCAATACGACCAAAACATGCAGGCCAATATTCTTCATGAAGTTGAACTCTACGAAGTGAGCCCTGTTCTCCATGGAGCCAATCAACTTACTGGAACGATTTCAGTCAAAAATGACTCTGGCAAATCCGAGACAATTGAGCGTACGGTATTTGCTTCTGGACCTATGCAGGAAGCCATAAATGTCAGCCCAATTGCGTCGCGAGAAAATAATGCGCAAGACGATTTGCTGCAAAAGATATCTAGCGAATTAGAAAAAAGAACAGCATCAAAGATAAAAATTGTATCTTTGGATAAAAACTCAGTTGTTTTTGACAGACAAACCAGCGATGGTCTTGTTTCTAAGTATATGTGCAAATATCACTATGACGGCCAAGAGTTAATGTTTGGGCAACCACAAAGAATAGTTATTCAAAAACCAAACATCAATCCATCGATGATTCCTTCCCAGCAGGGTAAGCCAACCATGCATGGAAGAGTAACAAAACCAGTACCTGTTATGCCGATGCCTGTAGCAATTAAACCCGGAGAAAACGGTCCTATATCAATACCCTTGCCTGTTGTCGTCTATGAAGATTCTTCAAGAAATAAGCCAATGGCACCAAAGCCGTTAGACAATGAAGAGCAAGCTTTGGCTGATGCGCTTGTTCGCATAACTAAAAAATATGGCAAATTTAATGAAGACAAAAAAGGTGTTTATGCGGCCTACACACCAGCGGCAGACAATGAATTAATTAACATTGGCGTCAAATGTTCTAATTGCGTTTTCTTTAAGGGTGAAGGTTCCTGCAAGATTATAGATAAAGCCGTCGAAGCCGATGGTCGTTGTAGGTTTGCGGTTATCCCGCCAGATGTTGTTGGTGGAAGTGCTGTAAATAAAAAACAATACAACGATTTCTTGGATGAAGAAGAAGTTAAATGGGTTGAGGATATTGAAGAAAAATATCCAGGCGAATTTATTTTTGGAGCTTTAAGGAACGTAGTAAAAAAACGTAATAAAAAACGTAAAAAATATAAAGAACTGAATGAATTTGATGCTGAACAATATGCAATTAAAGAAAAAACTCTAGCCTCAGGAAAAGATAAATTTTTTTACATCCCCGTTGATGCAGAAAATGCTTTTGAAGTCAAGTCCTTACTTGACACAGTGCTTGACCACCATAGGGTTGATTCATTTGTTGATGAATACGGAATTGTTCTGACATCTGGATTAACAGATGAATCAGTTGATGCGATAAATATTGCAGTAAAAGGTATCGGAACAAGAATAGGAAAAAGAATCGGTAGCGGTCTAATTAATAGACCTAGAATCGGTGACAGAAAAAAAAAACTTGGTAGCGGAAGAATAGATATCCCTACTGGCGGTATGCGCGGTACAAAAAAACCAACAGGAAACCGTCGCGACATTGATGGCGATGGCTGGTCCGACGAAGGCACTACAAACCCAGTATGGGTTGGCCTACGTTCAGGTGCAAATCTCGATGGACGCGGGGGCCGACTTGGACCGCGACCAGATGACGCAGAGTATCGTCGTGAGCGCAAAAGACAAATTGAAAAAGACAGAGCTGACGGAGAAAATGCAACCAACCCGGTAGGCAAGCCAAAGAAACTATCTTCGGGGACAAAAAATATTTCTAGACATCGTTCTGCTAAGCAACTAAAAAACCCAGCCGAAGATACGAAAGAAGCAAACTTTGAAAAGATTGTAAGTTCGTGGCGCGAACAAGGATTAGGTTGGGTAGAAATTCCGCGTTACGCTGCTGACAAAAAACTAAGCAACGACTTTTTGCGTGGTAGAGAACTTGGGCACAACCAGGCAAGAGTGATGTGGGATGGTTTGGGCGTATACAAGCGACCAGCCAATTTCGACGAGAAGGCAAAATCTTCAGTTGACTACAGGACTTGGTTTTTAGATACAGCTAAAACCGCTGGCGAATATCTCCAAACCAACACTTTTCAAGGCAGTGGGCCAGGTGAGGTAGATAAGGGTGTTTGGTCAAGCGTAACTGAATTCTTGACTTCAGTAAAACCAAATGTTTCCAACCTCAGCACAAACGATAGAAAAGAATTTTTTGATGCACTAGACGGATATGGATTTCCGAATGGACAGCGAAATGGGGATTCCAAACTCAGCAGCGGCAGAAAATTAAGTTCCGGAGCAAAAACCCAGATAGCGGAAAACGACGAAAAAATTGCTGAACTAA